TGATAGCTGACTCATCTAGTCTCTTCTTAGAAGCCCCTGCATTCTTAGCTACATCTTCAAAGCCAGCTAAGTCAATAGCAATGACGTACTCACCGTAGCTAGGCTCCTCTGTGTACTTCAACCACTCTTCTTTAAATAGATCAGAACCAGCTGTATCGAAGGAAGACAAGTATTCTTGCTTGAAGGCAAAGGAGCTTAGAGTACGCTCAGCAGCTTCAATTTCCTTAGGGTCAATAGTCTCGTTATCTTTAGTGGTGAAGTGCCATGCACCCCATTCCTCATCAATCTCATCTATGCCTAGCTTATAGACATCGTAGAACCAGTTACGACCACTAGGGGTAGAAATGAACAAAGCTCTACCTTTTTTGTCAGACAAAGAAGCTCGAATGATCTTCTGCCATGTGTCTTCCTTAATAAAGGCACATTCGTCTAGCACAACATAAGTAAGACTGACACCCCGTAAGCTATCAGGGTTATCAGCACCGCGTACCAATATCTTTCTTCCATTGACGAGAGTGATCTCAAGGTTGTTAACGTGAGATGACTTGATGACAGGTCTACCTAAGTCATTCAGTAAGTCCCACATAATCGTACGAGCCTGCCCCAAAGTAGGCGCTATGTACATCACAGCACTTCCCTCGGGGCAGTTCAAGGCTTCTATGAGCAACGTGACTGCGGATAATCTGGACTTACCACAACGGCGTCCAGCGGCAACTACTTTAAAACGATGGGTGTCCTTGAAGACCTCTTGCTGCCAACGTAGCAACTCAAAATTAAGACTTGTCATTGATCGACATCCTTAATCTCGACATCAGAGACATCATATTGGATATCATCTTGCTCAACAATAGCACTAGCTTGGTTAAGCCCCATAATGTTAATGCTAATAGCAGGAGTACCACCGCCTTGTTTGACTTGTTCAAATGAAGATACAGGTACGATCCTGTCCACTATGAGCTTCCATGCAGCTGACTGAGCCTTGTGTTCAGGATCTAAAGCAGCATCGAAGATAGCCTCTAAGACTCTAGCTGACTTAGGAGAGTTAAGCATTCTAGCTTTGTACTCATCCATGATCTGCTTATCGCCCGCAGGTCTGCCACGTAGTTCTCGACCACCACGCTTCTTTGTAGCTATTTCCGACTTCTTAGGTCTTCCAGCTTTGCGTTTAACTTCTTCCGTCATACCGCAGCCTCCCACATGTTAGGCCAACGTTTATTGCTTTTACTCAGGTTATCAGCTGCCGGAATAACACATAAATTCCAAGGTACATGTAAACCACTCACCGTCTCACCTTGTAAAGGCACAACATGATCTACATGCCAAGCTTGACCGCTTTCACGTGAACGCCTTGCCGCCACCTGATACAAACACTGTATTTTTAATAGATCGAACTCAGTCAACCACGCAGGGGTTCGGTTTAATTTAGAAACTTTATACTTTTTAGATCCTGCGTTTGCTTTAGGTCTATTGTTTTTAGCCCACTCACGTACCGAAGATCGAGACTTTTCCAGATTTGCTTGACGGTATTCTTTTTTTTGTTTTAAGTAAGCGTCTCTATTGTTGTCAATCCAAGCTTTATTTTTTTGTAGGAGTGTTTCTTTATTTTTAAAATAGTACTCACTCATTTGTACTGAGCGTTGATCTTTAGTCGCTAAGTACCATTCTTTTTTACAATCACGGCAACGTGCCTCTTTACCAAGCTTACCTTTAGCAGACGCATTAAAAAAAGACAATTCTTTTACTTGTAGACAACAAGTACATTTCTTAGTTTCCATGTTTACCCTTTCTAAGGACATAGACAATAAATTGACAAAGACACTATAAAGTTACTTTATGTTAGCTTTAATGTAACTTGTTTAAAGTTAAAATAAAGTAAGTTTATAATTAGTAAGTAAAGTATTTATAAATACCACTTACTTGTTAATACACCAAGTGAGCACCTTAGTCAGCTCGGTTGAAACTTTAAAGTCATCCAGTATAACTTCATAGAGCATTATAGGCATCTTTTCTAAAAAGTCAAGCTTTATTTTAACTTATTTGCATCTTTTTTGTCTTCTATCTTCATAGGCCTCTTGTGGACACTTTAGAGACTCAAGTGGCCCTATGCCGTAGCTCTTGTGTCCAGATTAGGTCTACATTAGTGTTGTATTTACACCACAGATCTTTAAAGTCTCTATGTCTTTGATTTACTTGGTCTTTTTAGTTACTTTGATATGCTTTCTTCCATGCTCTTTTTTGTATATTTAGGAGGGTTCAGCAAAAGTAATCTCACTCGCCTCCCCCTCCCCCCCCTATCAAGTCTATCAAGCTTACGTTAGTGGGTACTAACTTACTTAGCTAATGACTGAGTAGTCAGTAAAGTAGACAGTGAGGAACTATGTAGCACCTATCAAGCACCACTAAAGGTAAGACAATGAGACACTATCAAGCAACTATCATGCCAAGCTAATGCACTATCGAGGTGCAATAATGCACCATTAGAGTACATCATGCACCACAATGAAGTGTTGTTTATAAGATACACTGAAGATATAAGTACTACATTCAATGGTTATAAATCTATAATGAATACTTGAGTATTACAAATACTGAGCCAGCGGAGCGTTGGCACGGTATCTGCTAAGTAAAAGTATCTTCAACGACACATCAAAGGATTACGATCATGTCTAACAATCAAATCACTGACACCATCATCTACGTACTAGGGTTTATCGCTTTCGTAGTGATGTGGTTAACAGCTTAATCTAGTCTATACTATCAACTCAACTTCTTAAGGATCAAGACCATGAAACAATCTATTAGCTTCTCCTCCTTCGTCGACGCCTTCCACGCACACGACCGGTACGACTCTTACGGCTACGAAGCCTTAAAAGTTATCTTTGAGTACCTTGAACAGTACGAAGAGGAAACAGGTCAAGAGATAGAGCTTGATGTCCTTGCTATCTGTTGTGACTACAACGCAGAGCATTACACTGCTATCGCCTCTAACTACTCTATTGACCTTGATGGTCTTGATGATGAAGAAGCGAAGCAGGCAGTCATTGAGTACATTCAGGACAATAGCGCCTATTTAGGTGAAGCCACTGACGGTGAGTTGGTTTATCAGTGCTTCTAATCAAAGGGATAACAATGCTAAACAACAATGACTTTATCAGCCTTGAGCGCCGTTTGTGGCGTGAAGGTAATCCGTTGACTGATGAACTTGTCTCTACACGGGATGAATTGATCTACCTATTGTCTGAAGCTAAAAAGGTAATGGAAAAGTACTCACCAGTCCTAAGCACGTTAGCCTCTAGCGACGATCTAGACTTCTATCGTGAATGGGATAACTTCGGGGATATGTTAGAGGATCTAGAAAACTCTTTAGGGGTGATTGTATGAAGTGTCCTAAATGTGGATCTAAAGACTGGGATTGGGCTAACATAGGCTTTACTGGTGCTAAACAATGCCTAGATTGTGGAGAAATCTACTTCACAGGCACCGCAGGTAAGCCGTGGGTAGAGATAACCAAGGGTCAGATTGACGATTGTCTCAAATATAGCGACAATTACGATTTCGCCTGGGCTATTGAAGCCGTATGCAAGAAAAACAACGGGTATTGAACTATGATTAAAGCTACTTTTAATGTCGAGTACAAAGGTGTACGGCTAGCAGTAGACGTTAACCAATGGGTTTCTAAGTTAGATAACAGCTATTGGGTAGACACTCAAGAAGTTTGGCATGGTGGAGAGAAAATCACAGAGATTCTAGACCCTTTGACATTCTGTCGACTTGAACAAATCATTAAAGAGGAACTAAACAAATGACCATAATCTTTGTCTGTTACTTTGTTGATCTAATCATTGAAGGGGTTGTTGTATGAAAACAACACATATCAACGTGTGGCCTTTCCCTAGCTATCCACCTATTCCTTGGGACAAGAAACAACAAGAGGAATACAACCGACAACAGAGACAACAAGTGCCTGATGCACCGATGTAACGTCTCAAAACATAGCTAGGAAGCGTTTAAACGGTCAGGGAGGCCGATAAAACACCTAGTACATCAAAACATACATGGAGTAAATCAAAATGCATTGTAGGGCTTGCGATAGATTGTTAACAGAATACCAAGCAACGTTGAAAAACGCTGTTACTGGTCAGTACATGGACTTATGTAAAGTTTGTCTTGAAGACATTAAGCCTTTTGTCAAGCTGATTGACCGTAAAGACTTGATAACTGAAGCTGACTTGGATGATGAGCCAGAAGACGATCTGGACACACTGGATTCCCTAGAAGACTTCGACATACATATTAACTATGAAGTAGACTATGAAGACTCTAGAGGTTCCTATGATGTCTAAGAACTTTAATGTAAATACACTATTTATATACTACATAAGAAGAATACTATGTAGTCTTAAAAGTAAAAGGGGATCAACATGAAGAAAACCAGTTTTGAATTGTTAACTGAAGAACAGAAAGACCTAGATGTCTTAAACGAAGAAGCCCACTATGTCCACACAATGAATGCTTTTGTGGAATTGATTGTTGTCTATGGATACGATAAAGTCATAAGTGACTTGAGGACTGCTATGGGGAATAAAACATGGTGATTTCTCTCTTTGTATTTGTCTTAACTTTGGTAAAGGTGTCATTGAAATGAGTAACAAGGGTAAAAAACTTAGCGGGACAGCTACATTGTCCTATGATCTGTCTAAACCTGAGCAGGTCTTTGCGTACAAGTGTGCTTTAAAAGGCTTAGATGCCTGTTTAATGCTCGAATCTTTGAAGGCCAGTACCCAAGGATACCAAGCCTATAAAGGACTGTCTGAGAGCGTTCTAGCAGACATCATTCAAGACCTCAGCCAGTGGGAGGATGTTAAGTTATGAGTACAAGCAATGAAAAAGCCATGCGTCTGGCGCTTGAGGCGTTGAAGCAAATGCGGGCACAAACTAATTTTAATCATTGGCATTTTGATATTTGTGACCAAGCAATCAAAGCCCTAGAAGCCGCGCTGGAAGCGCATAAAGCACTAGCCAAGCAAAGCACGAAGTGCTTGGGTGAGCCTGTGGCAGAAGTAAAAGAAAATCCTTATTGTCCAGAAGGTCACAGTGACGAGATTACTAAATATTTGCCCGTTGGCATGAAGCTATACACCACACCACAACCAGCGGAGCGTAAACGCAAGCCGCTGACGGATGAGCAGATTATGGCCTTGTTGGTGGAGCTGTGTGTTCCAACAAAATATGAAGGCGTGACAGAGACGTTTACAGCAGTTGTCAGAACAATCGAAGCCGCCCACGGCATCACTAAGGAGAAGAACACACGCAACGGAGGTTGCTTATGAGTACAGAATGGCATGGAGGTAAAGGCTCAGGCAGACGTAATGAAGATGTAAGCAAGATCAATGAGAATTGGGATCGCATCTTTGGTAACAAGAAAGAAAAGACTATGAATGAACATGAAGACCATAATGAAACGGAGCAGGATGACTCTGAGTGGACTTGTGATATGTGTGGTGGGCCTATGTATCGCCAAGCACATTGGAACTACGCACAGTGTGATGACTGTGGAGCACGACAGGAGCTGATTGATGACGACTATCTTTAAAAGTGTACACATCAAAGAGTGTTGGCCTTACGAGTACGTTAAGACTGAACGCAGGGTCTTTAAACGGGACACTATGGACAGAGCTAACGCTCGTAAACGTGAGGTCTACCATGCAAAGAAGAAGCTCTTAGGCTTGCAAGTCTTTGAGATGGACATTGATATCTGCAAGGAGCTGAACAATGCAAGCACTAAAAGTTGCAAGTAAGTTCCTACGTCATACCTCCTGTGAGCACTGCGGTAGCTCAGACGGCTCATCTGTCTACGATGATGGGCATCAGTACTGCCATGTCTGTCAAACGTACACAAGGGGCGATAGTGAGTACGTAGCTCCAACAACCCAAACAAAGATTAAGGCTTTTACAATGAAGACAACAGGGGAAGCTAAGGCTATCGTAGATCGAGGTATCTCACGGGATACTTGTGAGTACTTTGGTGTTACTCAAGTAGATGGACGACACTACTACCCTTATTTCGATGAAACAGGTGTTAAAGTAGCTGAGAAGATCCGCTCAGTAGAGAATAAGACATTCTCAATTGCAGGGAATTTCAACAAAGCTACTCTCTTTGGGCAGAATCTGTTTCAGAAGGAAGGTAAGTACATCACCATCGTTGAAGGTGAGCTAGATGCTTTAGCTTCATTCCAGATGACAGGATCAAAGTATCCAACGGTAAGCATCCGTAATGGGGCTTCAGCGGCTGTTAAAGACTGCAAGGCTCAGTATGAGTACCTAGATAGCTTCGAGACTATCGTGATCTGTTTTGATGCTGATGAGCCCGGTCAGAAGGCTGCTAAAGAAGTTGCTGAATTGTTCGGTAACAAGGTTAAGATTGTTAAACATTTAAAGGAGTGCAAAGATGCCTGTGATTACCTCATTAACGGACGAGGAGCTGAATACGTTAACCAGTGGTGGAGAGCTGAGAGTTATGTACCCGATGGGATCATCCAAGCCTCAACACTTTGGGACAGCGTATCTGAGCCTGAACCCGTTGCAGAAGCCTTCTATCCCTTCAAAGGACTTAATGAATTATTGTACGGTTTACGAAGCGCTGAACTCATCACTGTTACGGCTGGGTCAGGTCTTGGAAAAAGTCAATTCTTACGAGAAATCCTCTATCGAATCCTCGAAACAACTACTTGGAACATCGGAGGAATGTTCCTTGAAGAATCTGTGCGAAAAACAGCCAGATCAATCATGTCACTTCATGCCAATAAAAAGTTGCACCTGCCCGACACTGAAGTCACAGAACGAGAATTAAAGGAGGCTTTCGATGCTACCTTGGGAACAAACCGTGTGTACCTTTTTGATCATTTTGGTTCTCTTGCTATTGATAACGTACTTAATCGTATTAGGTATATGGCTAGGGCCTGTGATTGCAGGGTTGTTTTCCTCGATCATCTTTCTATTCTTGTTAGTGGTCTGGATAACGCTGATGAGCGTAAATCTATTGATTTGATGATGACTCGTTTGCGTACTCTTGTTCAAGAAACAGGTATCACACTGATTTGTGTTAGTCATTTGAAGCGCCCAAGCACTGATAAGGGCCATGAAGACGGACAGGCAGTAACACTTTCTCAACTTCGTGGATCAGGCTCTATCGCACAGCTTTCAGACGCTGTAATTACCCTTGAGCGAAACTCAATGAGTGATGATCCAATGGTCCGCAATACCACGAAAGTTGCAGTCGCAAAGAATAGATATACAGGCGCCACCGGCCCTGCTTGTAGCTTACTTTACGATAGCAAAACAGGCCGCATGATTGAAATGGATGAAACATTGTAAATAATGCTTGACTTTCTTAGATCATGTACTATAATGTTGTGATCTAAGGAGATTAACGATATGAAACAGTGTAAAGTTTGTAAGCAAGAATTGGACGACAGTAAATTTGGAAACACTTATCACACCTTGTCCACAGGGGAACGGAAGAGTTACAAAGATTCAACCTGTATGGTTTGTCGTCGCAAGAAGCATCTTGAAAAGGAAGGTAAACGTGAGGTTCATCGACAAGGTAACCGTGAGTGGATAAAAAACAACCCAACCAAGATCAGGATTCAGAACCTCAGAAAGTATGGGATTACACCTGAGCAGTATGATGAGATGAGGAAAAAACAGGGTTGCTGTTGTAAGATATGTGGAGTACATGAAGAAGACGCTCCGCAAGGTCGGGCTAAGACGTCCACCACAGCTTTGCAGATTGACCATTGTCACGAAACAGGTAAGATACGGGCGCTGCTTTGTTCTAACTGTAACGGAATGTTAGGGAAAGCAAGAGATAACACAGAGACTTTAGCTAAAGCTATTGACTATTTGAAGGAGCATGGATATGAAGACAGGTAGTAAAGCTGCGTCAGCAGCGTTGGTTGAGGTAACAATGGAGGAACTATGATTGAGTACTACAAAGTATTTGATGCTCATGATAAGCCTGCTAACTGGTCTAAAAGTGATGAACGATACAGAGTAGTTTTTCACAGGGATCGTAGTAGATTCATTACTCACCCTGATGAGTTGTTTGTTTACTGGTCGTGGGTATACGAAGATCCTCACATTGAACGCTTACCCTGTCTCGGTACAACGTCACACATTGGTCGGTATACCCAAATCAGGAAGGAAGAGATGCCTAAGAAGGTATACGATGAGTTTATGAAGTTCTTGGAAGAGAAATCAAGGGAAAACAATGTAGAGTTCAAGGAGGATATATGATTGAAATGATTATCGTAGGTAGCACAGGTATCGGCTATGCTATAGTTGGTACGCTACAGGGACTCAAAGGTGAGTACTCAAACATGGCTATCTGGTTAGGATACGCCGTGGCGCAATATGGACTGTTTTGCAACCTAAAATGAAACGAATTGCTATCGACTGTGAAACCAACATGGCTCACACGATCATTCACGTAGCTGTCACTCAAGATATTGACAGGCCTGAAGATGTTCGTGTGTGGCGAGCAGGAGCAGGGCTTTGGGACTATCTCAAAGATGCTGACCTGATTGCAGCCCATAACGGTATAGGATTTGACTTTCCTCTGCTGAATAAGCTATGGGGAACTAAGATAAGCCTTAAACAAGCCTATGACACTCTTGTTGTATCAAGGCTACTAGAGCCAACGAGGGACGGAGGTCACAGCCTAGACGCATGGGGAAAAACACTCGGAGTCAAGAAGCTGGACTACAAAGCAACTTGGCAGTGGATGATGAACAGAAGGGAAGAGTATGATGGTGAATGCTTTGATCGACCTATTGAAGGACTACTGGAGTATTATTGTAGACGTGATACAAGTGTGCTTTGCGCTCTTTTTTGCAGGCTCGATGCTTCTGTTGACGATCAGGGGTTTGAACGAAGTAGCCTTACTCTTGAACATCAAGTTGCCTCTATTATAAGCAAGCAAGAAAAGAATGGGTTCAAACTAGATACCATTCACGCTACTTGTTTACTAGCTGAGCTCAAAGGGAAGATGAGCGCTATCAATGATAGGATGCAAGCCTTATATCCACCGTATGAGGTAGAGCGTATCTCTGAGAAGACAGGGAAGACGTTGAAGCCTGAATTGGTAGTGTTCAACCCTGCCTCTAGACAACAGATCGCTGAGAAGCTCATTGGCCTCGGGTGGAAGCCTAAGAAGTTCACTGAGCCTACAGCTAACTACCCTCAAGGGCAAGCTATCGTTGATGAGAGTACTCTGATGGGTTTGAAGTATCCTATAGCAGGTATGATCGCTGAGTACATGATGCTCGGTAAACGTATCGCTCAAATTGAATCGTGGTTAGAGGTTGTAGGTAAAGATGGTAGGGTACACGGTAGAGTCATCACCAATGGCGCTGTAACAGGCCGTATGACTCACATGAAACCTAACATGGCACAGATCCCTAACTCAGGCTCACCTTACGGCCCTGAATGTCGTCAGTGCTGGACAGTTGAGGAAGGTAACGTCCTAGTTGGATGTGATGCTAGTGGTTTAGAGCTACGTATGTTGGCTCATTACATGAAGGATGAAGATTATGTCAAGACTGTCTGTGAGGGATCGTCTAAAGAGGGAACGGATGTCCACACGGTTAATCAAAATGCGGCCGGATTGCAGACGCGTGACCAAGCTAAGACGTTCATCTACGCGTTCCTCTACGGTGCAGGGCCAGCGAAGATTGGCTCGATTGTCGGTGGTAGTTCTACGGCTGGACAAAAGCTCATCAATGCCTTTCTTAAAGGGACTCCCGCATTGCAGCGTCTACGTGATAAAGTATCCGTATATGCGTCCAAGGGCTATGTACCGGGGCTTGATGGTCGTAAGATTTGGGTTCGTTCTGAACATGCGGCACTCAATAGCTTGCTTCAAGGGGCAGGCGCTATTGTCATGAAGAAGGCATTAGTGATCTTCAATGATAAGATCAAGGCTAACGGGTGGGCTGTGAAGCTAGTCGCAAATGTCCACGATGAGCTACAATTTGAGTGTTCACCTGACATCGCTGAAGAAGCGGGCAAAGCTTGTGTACAATCAATCAGAGAAGCAGGGTTAGCGTATAATCTACGTTGTCCCTTAGACGGTGAATACAAAGTAGGAAGGAATTGGCGTGAAACCCACTAAAAAATGTTCAAGTTGTCAAACAGAAAAAGTTTTAGATTCTTTTTGTAAACACCGTGGCATGAAAGACGGACATAACAATAATTGCAAAGAGTGTGTAAAACAGCACACACAAGAAAATAAAGAAAAGGTTCGTAAGTACAAAAGCGATTATTACTCTGCAAACCGTGAAAAATGTATTGCAAGAGATCGTAAGAGCTATCTAAAAAGAAAGTACAACGTAACAGTTGAGTGGTACGAAGAGCAGTTAAAGAAACAAAATGGGGAGTGTATGATATGTGGGACAACAGAAGGCGGAGGAATTTCATCTCTTCTGCATGTAGACCATAATCACGAAACAGGGCAAATCAGAGGGTTGTTGTGTCAACCGTGCAACACAGGTCTTGGATTGTTTAAAGAAAACACACAACTTTTACAAAAAGCGATACAATATGTCGATGAATTCAAACAAGATTAAAGAACAAATAATCTTGAACATGTCAGATGATTCGTTTGTGATTCTCCATAGCGAATCGTTAGACATCCTTGATGTATACTTGGTGCTCTCAGCAGCCCTTGATTACATTGAGGATGAAGCAGAGGCTGTCTCTCGTCGAGAAGGCAGTTATTTACAGTAAAGTGCGATTTTGCACGTAATCGGCGAAAGCCCAATCCTTAAAAGGAAAAGAAAAATGTCAGATTTGAAACCAGTGAAGATTAGCGGTGAGTTGTTTTGGACTAAGTGGATGGCTGAGTTCAACAAAGCATTCAACACAGACAACGACAAGTACGAATGTACCATCGGTAACATCAGCGATGACGATGCAGCTAAGCTCACAAGCTTGGGTATCAAAGTGAAGCACAAGGATGCAATGGGTAACTTCATTGTCGCTAAGAGCAAGTACTTGTTCAAACCTACAGACGATAACCTCAAGGAAGTCCCTATCGAAGCTCTCGGTAACGGATCTAAGTGCGTAGCTATTGTTGGCTCATACACACACCGTATGTCAGCTAAGCACGGTAATGCTCCTTCGATCAAGACTGTTATGGTCACTGAAGTTAAGACTTACGTGCCTGAGACTTCTACAGCGGACGATGACGCACTCTAAGGAGAAACCTAAGTTAGCTATCCTCGACGCTGACATCATTTGCTACCGAGTAGGGTTCGCTAGTGATGACGTTGAGGAAGCTATCTGTTTGGCTCGTGTGACTCAGTTAGTTCATGAGATTGTCTTCGATGACCTGAAGTGTGATGACTACAAAGCTTACATTACAGGCAAGACAAACTTCAGGAATGACATAGCAGTCACCGAGCCTTACAAAGGTAATCGCAAGGATGCTAAGAGGCCAGTGCATTATCAAGCTATCCGACACCATCTCCAGCGCCTTGGTGCAGAACTGGTAGAGGGACAGGAAGCAGACGATGCAGTGGCTATCGAGGCAACTAAGACAGGTGGATGGATTGTCTCCATTGACAAAGACCTAGATCAAGTTGCAGGTTGGCATTACAACTTCGTGAAGCATGAGGAATACTACGTTACTGAGGAAGAAGGTCTTCGTAACTTATTCACACAGGTGCTCACAGGGGATCGTACTGACAACATCATTGGCTTGAAAGGCATTGGACCTGTGAAGGCTGAGAAGCTACTACAGGATTGTAAAACTGAAAGGGAATACTATGACGCTTGTCTCAAAGCTTACGATGGTAATCAACTTCGTGTCGATGAAAATCTAGGACTTTTATGGTTACGAAGAGAAACAAACAAAACGTGCCCTTATCTTTCTATCTCGTGGGATGTCAGTGGAACGTCAAGTACGTAGAGGACATGACTGAGTACGGTCTTTGTGACAGTGTTACTCAAACAATCAGATTGAGAGCAGGTATGAACAAGACATTCACTGAACAAACCTTCTGCCATGAACTCGTTCACGCTATTATGTTCTCCATGGGACATACTAACCACGATGAGATCTTCGTAGATGCCTTCGGTGCATTGTTACATCAGTATGAACGGACTAAGTTATGAAGTTGAATAAAACCGAATTACGGGAAGTGTGCTATGAAGACCATGAGGATTTTGAGACAGTCTCCGAAGGAGATTGGACACAAGAGCACAAATATCAGTACCGTGACATTGTTGTGAAGCATCTCCCGACTAACAAGTTCTTCTCGTTCTACATCCACCGCTCTGGTAGTTATCACACTGATTGGTACTACTCGTATGATGATGAAGGTGCTGAACTAACAGAAGTACACAAAGTTAGTCGTACCGTAACCGTTGAAGAATGGGAACCAGTTGATGGTAACACGTAAGACAACAAGCAGTAAACGAGCTAATGCTTTGAAGCATGGGTGGCGTAGCGGTCTTGAAGAAGATGTCGCTAAAGCTCTTACTTCAGCAGGTGTTCCTTTCACCTACGAAGAGATGAAGATTAAGTACATCAAGCCAGCGAGTGAACATCAATATACTCCTGACTTTGTGCTAGATAACGGTATCATCGTAGAGACTAAGGGACGCTTCCTCATAGCAGACCGTAAGAAACACATGCTGATTAAAAGGCAACAACCACACTTGGATATTAGATTCGTGTTCTCTAACAGCTCTCAGAAGCTCAATAAAGGTTCACGTACAACGTATGCTCAGTGGTGTGTTAAGAACGGCTTTGAGTACGCTGATAAGACAATCCCTGAACATTGGATTAACGAACGACGAAGGAGTGTTCACGATGGACGTAGAATTACTGAAGGAAAATGATGACGGTAGTGCAGACTACCATGTCATTATGAGCAATGAAGAACAAGCACAGCTCTTTCGCTTTGCGTTCTTAGAGATGTTGAAACGTGGAATTGAGGAAGGAAAGAAACATGAGCCAGTCGAAAGTGAGTTTAGTGTGGGTAACACCGGATGCGGAGAACAAGATTGCGTATATGGCCCGTGTGTCAAATCCGGCAAATCAGACCTCCAATGCGTCTGCGACCAAGTTACTCAAGTACCTTATTGAGAACAAGCATTGGTCTCCATTTGAGATGGTTAACGTCTGTATGGAGATTGAAACTACTCGTGATATAGCTCGTCAGATCTTACGTCACCGTAGCTTCTCCTTCCAAGAGTTCTCACAGCGTTACGCAGTCTCTGAAGGGTTCGTACAGAACTCACAGGCTCGTATGCAGGACACTAAGAACCGTCAGAACAGCTTGTACACTGATGACATCAGTATTCAGAATTGGTTTGAAGGTGCTCAGCGTCGATTGGTCACTGAAGCTAAGTTCTTGTACACAGCTGCCTTGGAGAAGGGTATCGCTAAAGAGTGTGCTCGTGTGCTCCTTCCTGAAGGCTTAACTGTCTCCAAGATGTACATGAACGGCACTCTACGTAGCTGGTTACACTACATTGATATCCGTTGCGATAAAGCAACACAGAAGGAACATCGTGATGTAGCTGAGCAATGTCGTGATATTATCTTTGCTGAATTTCCTACACTGAAGGAGCTGTATCTTGGCAAAGCTGATAGTTCACTATAAACCTCCTATGTTCATCCCAGATTGGACTAAGGGGTACAAAGTGTACGTAGTAGATCATCCTCGATTAGGGTGTAGAATGATAGAAACCTCACCAGTGACTAAAGACTACGGTAACGGAATCTTTGAGACACAGTGGGTTGTTTATCACCCTCTAGATGGAGACTTCAATGACACATAAAGCCTTGGAACAATACTTTCATGCAATCGTAAACACAACACCTAAGGAGTTGACAATGTTTGAGAAAACTAAGATGTTCTTCACTGAACAGATCGAGAAGCTTAATACACTGCTTACTAAGCCTGTAGCATTTGTAGACAGTAACCTACATTCAGATTACGAAGATGGTTATTGGGCTTTTGAGATGTATACGCCAGAGTATGTTAATGAGCAGGGCGAGACAGTAAAACCTGTCCATACAGTACTTGTTGAGCCCCATGAAGGTCCTTGGTTAGAAGTCTTAGATACAATCTTAGACGCTATGGAAGCCCATTACGGATACAACATCAAAGAGCAGGTATATTATTCAGTTACCTTCCCTTTTAATGAAGTAGACAAAGATACAGGTAAGCCTTCCGCTGGCTATAGTCGATGCTTGAATGATGAGATTCTTCAGCAGTTGTTGTTAGCTCATCCTGAAGTATACGAAACTGTTCCTTTCAGAGGTGAAGCTAAGAAAGGTATCTTCGAATGAGAATCCTCTGTATTCCAGACACCCAGTGCAAGTCAGATGCTCCACAAGATCATTTGACTTGGGCAGGTAAGGCAATCTGTGAGTACCGTCCAGATGTGGTGGTTCACTTAGGTGACCATTGGGATTTCCCTAGCCTTAGCAGCCACGACAAGGCAGGTAGCAAGTACTTTGAAGGTAAGCGCTACCTAGCTGACGTAGAAGCAGGTAATAAGGGCATGGAAGTGCTCTTAAAGCCTCTCAAAGAGCTTCAGGATACCCAGAAGAAGTCCAAGCATAAGCCTTACAAGCCTCGTATGGTCTTCTTGAAGGGTAATCATGAGAATCGTCTCACAAGGGCTGTTAACAACAATCCTATGCTTGAAGGTCTTCTGACCTATGATGACTTAGACTTGAAAGATTGGGAAGTACATGAATTCCTTCACCCTGTATTCATCAATGGAGTGGGTTTTAGTCACTATTGGCCCGTGGGTGCTATGGGGCGTCCTGCTGCGAGTCCAGCTGCTATTATCAGTAAGCTTCACATGTCATGCGTTGCTGGACACCAACAAGGGAAGTCTATCGCCTATGGAAAACGAGCAGATGGTAAATCTATCACTGCTGTCGTGGCTGGCAGCTATTACCTACATGATGAAGACTACATGGACCAGTTAAGTAACCGTCATTGGCGTGGCCTACTGGTAATGAATGAAGTAGAGGATGGACACTTTGATGAAATGTTTTTATCAATCGAGTATTTACAAAGGAAATACAGTGAGCAAACCAACAGTTAAAGAAATTGAGGAATATATGGCGTGTTTAGGGCTTCCTGAATATGCTGCAACTCCAGAAGATAAAAAAAACATCAATCTCTTGTTTACAGAAACATTAAAAGAGTATGACAGTAATACTAAAGGACTAAAATATGACTCAGGAAAATTAAATTGGAGTTTAATGCCCTTCGGGGCTTTACAAGAGGTAGTAAAAGTGCTAGAATTCGGGTCCAAAAAATACGCCCCGAACAACTGGCAGTACGTAGATAACGCTGATGAGCGATACTGGAATGCAGCAATGCGTCACCTGATCGCTTATAAGACGGAATCTGAGACTGATAGTGAAACGGGGCTTTCGCATCTGGCACACGCTATTTGCTGTATGCTTTTCCTTCAACACCTTAACAATGAGAATAACACCAAATGAAAATGACCCCATACCAAACCTACATTGCCAAGTCACGCTACAGCCGATACTTGGACGATAAAGGTCGTCGTGAACACTGGAATGAGACAGTGAATCGTTACTTTGACTTCATGGAGAGTCACCTAAGTGACAAACATAACTACACATTGACACCTGAGCTTCGTGCACGCCTTGAAGGTGCTGTCTTGAACTTGGACGTTATGCCTTCTATGCGTAGCTTGATGACCGCTGGTGATGCTTTAGAGCGTCAGAACGTAGCTGGTTACAACTGCTCATACTTACCTATTGATGATCCTAAAGCCTTTGATGAGGCTATGTACATTCTCCTGTGTGGTACAGGCGTAGGTTTCTCTGTGGAGCGTAAGTATGTCAACCGTTTACCTGAAATCCCTGAAAAGCTTTATGAGTCTAATACTGTGGTTCACGTTAAAGACTCCAAAGAAGGATGGGCAAAGGCGTTACGACAGGTACTCGCTCTCTTGTGGGCCGGAGAAGTCCCTAAGTGGGACGTATCTAATGTACGTGCGGCAGGGACTCGACTCAAAACATTTGGTGGTCGCGCAAGTGGCCCAGAACCGCTTGTTGAACTTTTCAAATATGTTGTTGCAAAGTTTAAGGGTGCGGCAGGCCGCAAGCTTCATTCCCTTGAGGCTCATGATATTCTCTGCAAGATCGGGGAAGTGGTCGTGGTTGGCGGCGTTCGTCGCTCCGCTATGATCTCTCTGTCTGACTTAGATGATGACCGTATGGCTAAAGCTAAGGCAGGTGCTTGGTGGGACGGCAATGGTCAACGAGCTTTGGCTAACAACTCAGCTGTGTACGATGTCAAGCCTGACGTAGGTCAGTTCATGCGTGAATGGAGCAACATCTATGAATCACACTCAGGTGAACGAGGTATCTTTAACCGCTATGCTTCAGAGATTCAAGCAGGTAAGAACGGACGCCGTGTATTGGGTAAAGAGTGGGGTACTAATCCTTGCTCTGAGATTATCCTCCGTCCTTATCAATTCTGCAACCTCAGCTCAGTTATTGTTCGTGCGGATGACACTGTGGAGTCTCTCAAAGAGAAAGTGGCTATCGCAACTATCCTTGGAACTTTCCAATCGACGTTGACTAACTTCCCGTACCTGCGTAAGGTGTGGCAGACTAACACTGAAGATGAGCGTTTGTTGGGTGTCTCCATGACAGGTATCCTAGACAATACCTTGTTGAATGACGCCTACGATAAGGGCTTGCCTGCACGACTAGAGGAGCTGAAGAATGTTGCTGTCGATACTAATAAGCTTCTTGCTGCTGAATTGGGCATCAATGCTTCTGCTGCGATCACGTGTGTCAAGCCTGAGGGAACTGTTAGTCAACTCACTGGTACTGCTAGCGGCATTCATCCTCAACACAGTGCTTATTTCATTCGTCGTGTACGCTCTGATGCCAAAGATCCGCTTACTTCTTTCTTGAAGGACTCTGGTTTCCCTTGGGAGCCTTGTGTGATGAAGCCTGAGTCCACTGTGATCTTTAGCTTCCCTATGAAGACACCATCAGGTGCTCGTCTACGTGAAGACTTGTCAGCTTTGGAACACTTGGATCTGTGGTTGACATTCCAGCGTCACTGGACGGAACATAAACCTTCTGTTACAATCTCTGTTAACGAGCACGAGTGGCCCAAAGTAGGCGCATGGGTGTGGGAGAAGTTTGACGAGATTACAGGTGTTTCTTTCCTACCGTTAGATGGGGGCAGTTATCGCCAAGCACCTTATGAGGCTTGTACTAAAGAACAGTATGAGGAAGCTTTGGCTAAAACCCCGACGACTATAGATTGGGAGGCTATGGTGGAACATACCGACAACGTAGAAGGCGCTCAAATGCTTTCTTGTACAGCAGGAAATTGCGAGATTTAATATGAAACAATGCAGTCGTTGTGATACCGTAAAGTCTTTTGAATTCTTTCCTAAAAAGAAAGAAAATAAGGACGGGTATCATAGCCACTGCAAGCAATGTCGATCTGAGTATGATAGGTCTCGTTATAGTTCTAAAGACCGTAGCGAGGCTTATCATTCCAACTTAGAGACAGAGCGCCAAGCTCGTAGAGAATACTACAGCAACAACAAAGAAGACTACTATTCAAGAAAAGCTAAACGTCGAGCAGAGCTGCTTAACCGTACACCAGCATGGCTAACAGAGCATGACTTATTACATATCAAGTGTATTTATTCTGTCTGTAGTATGTTGAATAAAGAAGGCACAGGTCCTTACGAAGTAGACCATATTGTTCCTTTGCAGGGTAAGAATGTCAGCGGCTTACACGTTCCTAGTAATTTGAGAATAGTGTCTAGATTTGAAAACAGATCAAAAGGAAATAAACATTGAAAACAATCGTATATAGCAAACCTAATTGTCCCGGCTGTGATACACTAAAGGCTAAACTCAAAGCCGAAGGTGTCGATTACGTCGAGATTATGCTAGGCAAGGATATGACAATCGAAGACTTCAAAGCGAAGTTTCCTACTGTTCGTTCAGTGCCACACATGATCTACTCAAAGGATGAAACATGGTAATGAATTGTTTTGATAAATGGTTTGCAAAAAAGTCCAAATTTGTGTGGGATGAGTGTCAAAAAGAAGGTAATGGGTTACCGCCTTCAAAAGCTGAATTTGACTACTTGAAATCCCGTGTTCAACAACTTGAAACGGATCTTCATAAGCTTCGATACGACAGTCAAACAGGCTCTGTTAATCGTAGAATGGATATGTTGGAAGCCTTCTTAAATATTGAAGTTGACGACAAACCAAAATACAAAAAGAAAGAGGATTTTGAAGTATGGTAATTGATTTTAACTGGTCAGGAGGCCTCGTACTAGGTATTGTCCACACGGATGAAGCTATAGTGGAGACTGATGAAGATAACTTTGAATTCTGTGCAGCTGTTATCATTCACTTAGGATTCTTTAACATAGCAATCCTATTCTTCTAAGATACAAAAAAGCCCTCGAAAGAGGGCTTCTTAGTTTAAGCTTTACGGCTTAAGCCTTATGGTATTCCTCTTCTGTAAGGATACCTGCTTTGTACTTGTTCTCTGGTTTATAGATAGTAAGCTCTTGTTGCCGCATAGCAGGGTCAAAGCTAATGTGCATCCAACGACCAAACTCATGGATCATCTGGTCAAACTTGATACCAGCTTTCTTGACTTCCTGACACAGTTGGTAAGGAGTCAATTTAGAACTAGATACGTCGATAGCCCAACCATCCATGTGAGAGGAGACTTTAGAGCCTCCTACAGCCACGTTAACAGCTGGTAGACGCAACCAAGAGTTAATCTTCAGAGGACCAGTGACAGCACGTAGTTGCTCAAGCTTAGCAGCAGCTACTTTCATGTTCTCCAACTGGACAGTAGAAGGTTGATTGTCGATACCTTGACGGATAGCTGTGTCGCTATAGGTAGCTTCTTCAAGGGTAAAGTGTTCGGATAAGTTCAAGGTTATTCTCCAGAATATGCGCCTCGTCGGAACCATTCTTTCCGTACGTTGCAGTTTGCACAAAGTAATTGATATTCGTCTTTAGGATAGCCAGCTTTCATTATTTGACTGTAAAGCTCGTTACCTGTAATACGTCTTCCCTTTTTATCGACATGATCTTTACCATTGTCTTTCACATGGTCGATTTGTAAAACTAGAGGATCAGACTCGCCACAAGCGTTACAACAGCCGCCATAGTTTTCATAGACTTTAAGTTTATTTGTCCATCTACGTATTTGACTATTTCGATTGATCTTGTCCCACGCTTCAGGACTAATCCAAACCTCTTTGCCTTTTTTATAGCAGTTTAAACGCCATCCATCCTCTCGGACAGTTCCACGTTTAATTCGATGAGTCATCCCCGTCATCTCCTGACTTGATGTTAATACCTGTAATCAGACCGATAAAGCCACCAACGATGGTTTGGAAGGCAGGACCGATAATAGTAAAGATAGCTGTGTCATCAACCGCAGGATCTAATAGAGCGATAATGAACATAACCATCATTACAAACACTACTGCCACTAAGGACAGCGCTGAGGTGATTACCACCGTATCTTTTAACTTCATTTATTAAAGACCTTTCGATTTATCTTTACTGCCCTGAGAAGAGCCTCTATGGAAATTCACAACAGTGCCACACAGAGTAACAAGAGAACCGAAGGCCATAAGAGCTAGTTCTTTATTGTCTGCGGGTACTTGCTGAGACATCAACATATATGTAAGACCAATAGTGCTCAAAACGATTACTACGTCAATACAATATGCAATGTTCTTTGCTAGCCAAGACGCATTAACTGAGTTTTGAACCTCAGCATTCATCTTCCTAGCGCTATCTGTATTAGCGTTGTTTAATTCCAGCTCTTTTAGATCCAACTCACGAAGCTTCAAAGCTGCGTCAGGGTTGGCCTGAAGATGAGCAGCCACCGCCTCTACAGTGTCTTCTACACCGAGCTTAGACGCTATAGCTTTAACTGCCATACCGCCCATTGGACCCATAACAGCAGTAGCTAGTCCAGGTGCTACATTTTTAAGCAAACCTGATAAGATGTCGTTCATTTTGGTTTACACGCTTCTACAGCGTCCTTTACGATAATATATAGATACAGTTCAAAAGGTAAAATAATAA